TTTTAAATCTAAGTACGCCGACCTAGGGTCTGTCATCGAGGCCGTCAAAGCCCCGTTCGCAGCACATGGCCTGAGCTATGTTCAGTTCCCTGTCAGTGGCGAGAACTCTGTCGGCGTGACTACCCGACTCATGCACTCATCAGGCGAGTGGCTCGAGCAGGAATTCTTCATACCGCTAGGCAAGATGGATGCTCAGTCTGTGGGCTCATGCCTGAGCTACGCAAGGCGGTATAGTTTGCAATCCATAGCAGGAACTCCATCAGCAGATGATGACGGCAATGCAGCCACGCAGTCAGCGCCACAGGTTATCACCGCAGCACAGGCCAAGACTATCTCCGCACTCATCACGAAGACAGGCAGTGACCTGCCAAAATTCTGCGAGGTGTTCAAGTGTGAATCCATTGCAGCCCTGCCCGCCCCTCAGTTTGCCCGTGCAAAGGCCATGCTCGAGAGCAAGCTATGAGCAAGTCGTTACCTAGTGGGCGCCCGTGTGATGGGTGTGGAGCTAAGATCAGGCGTAGTCAAATGATGTGCGCGAAGTGCATCGAGTACTACGCCAACATGCAAAAGCTATGGAGGCAGTCATGCGCAAAATAGATTGCGAGCAGGGATCTGAAGAGTGGTTGAAACATAGGCTAGCGACGCCTTCGGCCTCGATGTTCGCCAAGATAGTGACGACAAAGGGGGCGTGGTCTACGCAAGCTGACGGCTACATCAATCAGCTAATCGCCGAGGATCTCACGGGTGAGCCGACTCCCTTCTATCAGAACGAGCACATGGCTCGCGGGACTGAGCTCGAGCCCGAGGCGAGAAGCGCTTATGAGTTTTTGAATGATGTCGTGGTTGAGCAGGTTGGATTCTGCTTACACGATACGATGCGGGCAGGTTGTTCGCCCGATGGATTGGTAGGGGATGAGGGTGAGGGTGGTCTAGAGATCAAATGCCCTAGCGGAGCGGTACATGTATCGTACCTTCGCGATGGCAAGCTCCCATCTAAGTACTATCAGCAGGTCATGGGTTGTCTTTGGATAACCGGCAGGAAGTGGTGGGACTTTATGTCCTATCACCCCGACATGAAACCTTTGATCGTTCGTGTTGAACGTGACGAGGAATACATCGAGCTACTCGAGACACATGTCTCGAAGGCCGTTGATTTAATTGCAGTTAACGTAGATAAATTTTTCACTAAGGAGAAAAACAAATGACAGACTTTGACGATACTAACCGTGGGGTACTTTTCAAGAACGATCGCAAGGAAAAGGAAACTCACTCGGACTACAACGGTTCAATCAACGTGGGCGGCACTGACTTTTGGCTGAACGCATGGCTGAAAGAATCTAAGTCAGGCACTAAGTTCTTTAGCCTTTCAGTCAAAGAGAAGGAAGGCGGATCAACACGAGCGTCTACCCCATCTGCGCCGGCGGCTCCAATATCTTTGGATGACGTACCGTTTTAATCCTGTGTGGCACAAGTACTTCTGCCACACGCGATGGTCGGGGGTGAAAGCCCCCCATCATTTCGGACAGATTTTACAAAAACGTGTCCGTGACACAGTAAGGAAATCATGAATGAGTATTCATATAGGAAATTGTTTAAGGGTTGCCCACACTAAGACGGGACTGCTGTACAAAGACATCGCAGCGGCTATCGGGTGGGATAGATCGAACTACTCACACCTGCTCGCGCAAAAGAATATGCAAGCCGACACGTTTATCAAGGCGTGTAACGCGCTAGGGTTATCGCTTGATGAGGTTGTTAGTTTTGGAGAACAAGATAATGAAAGACATTAATCAAGGGGAGTTTTGGGTGGTCAACAGCGACCACGCACTCAAGATGTTCGTGGAGCACATCACGAATCTATACCAAGAAAAGAAATACATCACCCTCAAGTGGAAGGCGGGCAAGACTAGAACCACGCAGCAGAACAATGCGCTGCATGTGTACTGCCGACTGATGTCAGAGAAGCTAAACGCAGAGGGGTTAGACATGAAGAAAACCCTGAAGCAGGACGCCGAGATACCGTGGACTACCGAGCTAGTCAAAGAGTATTTGTGGAAGCCGATTCAGTCAGCGGTCACAGGCGAGAAGTCTAGTTCCGATGTGTCAGCCTCTGATTACGACGAGATACACAAGCACCTGAGCCATCTGCTCAGCACTAAGTTTAATGTTTACGTCCCGTTCCCCTCGCGCAAATGATTATCTTTGATGACTTCAGCCGCGCTTTAGAGGAAGCTGAATGGTGCGCAAATGATGAGCGGGTTTTGTATTACGTCTTTCCATTCAACGACAAATACATGGTGCGCAAGAAGCACGGCGGCGCACCTAAGCCCAAGAGAAAACACATAGAGGTAGGCTTTCATCACAGGAAAGCAGGGAGGAAGCCTGATGCTTGAGATCACTTGTATCGCTATGGCAATTTACTATAAGGTTAGAGAATCATGAATGATCAACCACAGTACAATCCACCAGAAGATGTTAAGGCTGTATCTAAGACATACTCTGTTATGTCCAAGCTGTTCAGCATGGCTCTACTCAAGCTGCGCTACGATAAAATGAATACGGCGAGCCAGATTCGAGCAGAGAAGACCATGTTTGCATTACTTCACGAGAGAAACTGGGATGCCAAGAGCGATAGATAGGCGAAAAAAGCGCAAGTCCAAACCCAAGACCAAGACTAGCGCCATGTTAAAGCAAGAATGCTATCGAGCGATCCAGAAGTTAGCGAGGATATCTGCCGCAGATGATGATGGGTACTGTAGCTGTGTGTCTTGTGGAGTTAGCAAGCACTACAAGGATATGCAGGGCGGTCACTTCATACCCAAGGGCAACTCGTCTTACTGGGCATTAGAGATAGAGAACATCCATCCGCAGTGCGCAGGGTGCAACATGTGGGGAATGCGACATGGTTCGGCAGCGCAAGAGTATACAATGTGGATGGAAGACATGTACGGAAGAGACTTTGTCAAGGACATGATTGCCAAAAAGTCGTCCCCTGTGAAGAGATACAAAGCAGACTATGAGGAGTTGTTAGCAGGGTTTACCGAGCTTATCCGTAAACACGAGAGGAGGATCGCATGAGCAGACCTTATTACGAAAACAATAAATCATTGCAGAAAGAACACGCTCTGGCAGAGTGCTTAGAAAAACGATGGCAATGCAAACTGAAAAAGCTGCCCATCAAATACATGCTAGATTATGCGGTATGGAAAGATAGACAAATCTCTGCATGGGTTGAACTTAAATGCCGAACGGTTACCTTTGAACACTACGATGAATACATGATATCTCTCTCGAAGGTGATGGCGGCTAAAGATTTATCCCGTAACACAGAATTAAAATCATTTCTCGTGGTGCAATGGAGCAACAAGAAAGCATTTATTCAGTTAGATAGCGCCCCCTACGACCTGAGAATGGGAGGCAGGAAAGACCGTAACGATCCTGATGACATCGAGCCCTGTTGTTATTTTAAATTAAAAGACTTTACCGTTTTGGAGGGATGATGATGGATGACGAAATAGAAGTTAGCTTTGAGGTCATGGATCTCGATGAGCTAGATGATTGGGTTACACAGTTTATAACCGAGGCAGAAGGTGATGACCGTGATGCGGTATGCACTATGACTATGGCGCTCGAACAGATGCATGCGTTCATAACATCAACTGACTCAATGACTAATCGCTACAAAACATTTATCCGCAAAGGCGGCTACATGCACACAGTATCTTCGGAGGTTTTACATTGAACATAAATATCCATCAGCTAATTAACATGTGCACTCGGTGGAGCGAGGTGCGTGGGATTCTTAAGTACAGCAACCCTCAGGTTCAGGGGTTAAAGCTCGTCTCAGAGATAGGTGAACTCACAGACAACCTCGCGAAAGGCTTGGATGTGAAGGACGACATAGGCGACTGCTTGGTCGTACTAAACAACATCGCTTTGATGCACGAGACCACACTAGCCGAATGCTTGCAGGTAGCATACGAGGACATCAAAGATCGCAAAGGAAAGATGCAGCCTAACGGGGTGTTCATTAAGGAGTGGGACGTATGAGTGCGACCGACCATCAGGTAGCGGGTGACCACTACAAGAAGCTAAAGATTCAACCTATTGAATACATCCTTGCGAATGACATGCCGTTCTGTGAGGGGGCGATTGTAAAATATATCTCTAGGTGGAAATCGAAAGGGGGGGTTGAAGATCTAAGAAAGATCAAA